CTTTCGCAATCAGGTCAAATAAACCCGATTCTGGGATGATTAGTCCCCGAGAGTGTAGACACTGATCTTCTTATATCCGGTGACCCCTGGTAGAGAGATCATCTTAACTTCACCATCGCCAAAAGGCAATGGGAGAGGTGCGGTGTTCCGTGGCCCGTGCGCTCGATAAATAAATCTCGAGGCATACGCAACCTGCCGAAGCGAAGAGGAGAGGGAAATTCCCGAAGGAATCTCTTCACCTTCCGAACGACGGTAGATTGTATACAGCGGAACGACATACTCATGCGCCTTTAGAGGGATTGCATCCCTCGACTGGCGGGTAACAAGTGTGTCAAAGAAGTAGCCTGAAAAGCCCCGAAGGTGGTACTTGGTCGGACGTCTCTTAGGGTGATCCCCGATGAGATGACCGTCGCCGTACCCGTCAGGGCCAAATAGTTTTAGGGCAGGGTGGATATAGGACTCCACTCTTGATGCTCTAATTCTATCTCCGTCTCGCATGTAAAAGTTATGCAAAACGAACAGGCTTTGTCCGGAGACCCATCCACGTGAGTAGACGGGTCGGACAGGTGTTCCCGAAAAGTAGTCCTTACCACAGGACTCCCGAAAGGGGCCAGTGGCATACGACTTCGATAAGTTAACCTTGAAACCAACGGCTATCAGCACCTCCGTGAGGAGAGCATAGGCCGAGGTCGGTACGATGAGATCATCACCGTAAGCGGTTGCCATACTGTCATCCTGACAGCAGGCAGCAGCTAGACTCCAAAAAATCAGAGTCTCCAGGGGAAAGGTAAAACCATTCCCCATCGAGGAAAACTTCTCTTGACACAACACTTCACCCGAAGGGAGAAGGACGTTGCGTGAGCGGACTTTCTCAAGGAAAGAAGCCCAGTCAAGAGGAAGAAGCTCAAATACGAGCTCGCGAGAGATCGTATCTGAAGCGGACGACAGGTCTAGGGTTGCTAAATCCCCAGTTAATGACCCCTCGAGCGCTCTGTCTTGATTGACAGATTGATCGCGGATGTCAATACCGAATGCAGCAAGACGTCGCGCCATATATGAACCGATACCCAACTGAACAAGAGTGTTCAAACCGGGCTCGGTACAAATGGAGCGATATGTCTTAGCATTCTTCGGGACGAAGCTGAGTTTAGCCGGTATAATTTCTACCGGTACTCGTCCCCACTCGATGCCATCTTCATCAGTTCTATCTTGAACCGAGTGGATGTCAACGAGATGGGGCAACTCTTCTAGTACGTAAGGAACGTACTGGAAAAGCCCTTCACTACACTGGAGCCTCTCCGCTAACTTGCGGCGAATAGAGGCATCCTTACGTCGTGTGGCACGTGTCGCGCCAGGACCGAAGTGCAGATCCAACTCCCCAATGACGGGGACATCACCAAGAATGCGAGCGATTTTTCGGCTAGCAGCGTGAATAACGCTGTTAACCCGAGGAGAAAAGCAAAATTCCCCTCGTCGCTGCATCTTAAAGATGTTGTTGGTAGTACTGCAAAGCTCTTCGGCTTCGAGAAATGCCTTGAAAGCCTTTTCTTCTTTATCGTAACCTATTTCTAGGTCCTCGATTTTCTGAAAATAGGCCAGGGCTTGCCTAATATGCTTCACAGCATGCGGCGTTAGCCCTTCCTCAAGGTAGTCGACCTCGAACTCGCATAAGCGCCGAAAATCGCCTTTCTTAATGAGATCGGCAACTATCAGGCCTTGCTTACCGCCTTCCCAGGCGTGCGAGATGGCTAAGTCCCTGTATATATCCAGTGACTCGGCCGGTGTTAGCTGCTCCAGCCAGTGCGAAAGTTTTCGCATAAAGTTCTCCAAAAGAGGATTTGGTGGAAGTACCCAACAAAATTAGGTACTGGGAAGCTAACGGGATATCAAGTCGGCGCCAGGAGCTGATCAAACAGCTCCGGAGCCGGCCCGGTTGTAACCGCTGCGACAGACGTCGCAACACTACCCATGAGATTGATGGATAACTGGCGCGCCAAACGACGGCCAGTTACCACACCACGCTCGTGGAAGTACCCTACGGTCTCAACAGTATCCGTATAGGCCACCTTGGGAGGTGCCGTATACCCGGACGAGTTTTGGTTCGTGATGGATTCCATCACGGGGACCTCTACACGTGACGTGACCCGGAAGATACCAGACGGAAGTTTCTTCTTCGTCATGATAGCCCGAACTTGCGCGTAGTCAGGAACGCCCGAAAGCGATTCTTTCCACTTCGCAACTACGGTTCCATCGGGCAAGCGCTCGATGGATTCACCCACAAGAGTGTGGGCGACCGGGGTAGCTGCACCGTCATAAGCGGTGATGTTTGCTTGTTGACTCATGGTCACCTTTGGCCTGAATACAGGCAATAGTTCTCACCAGGAGAAATTTCCTGAAGAGGGTGCTAAGGATTGTCACGGGGCTTGACTTTTGACGTCAGGCCCTGCAGCAAAGCCAAAGCATTGACACAGTGCTTCCATGATAGCGCTTTGTCAAGACCCACGAACCTCGGAAGAGGAACGGGGGGCGGCGTCGTAGAAACCGTCCTTACGAACGAACCACGGTGCCAATACGCTCCTAATTGTCGAAGGTTACCCTGACACCCCATGAAATCGCCATTGATGCGATTGCTTGTGATGTAGGTACCTGCAATACAGGAAGCGGCAGCTCGTGCATCGAGATATTGACCGATTGGCAAAAACCAGTCGATAACAAAACTCCATGGCATGAGTTCCCAAGCTACTATCTCCGGGTTCATAAGGCCCAGAGCGTAGAAGCTAGAGGGGCGCTCCTTGATAATCAAGGTGAGCCCATACCGCTGAGTTGTACGGAAACCGTACGTGAAGATAGACGACGACATGCAAAGACCCGGTTGGTTCTCGGCAGTCGTTATCTCCTTCCGCTCGCGCGTCCTTCCGACCCGGAAAGTGGTCTGGAAGGGTGCATACATCGCATGAGCGAGGCTTTGTGCCGCGTCATGGGTATCCCCAATAAGGGGTAACCAACCATACTGGAGTTCAAGCCAGTTGTTCGACATGGTATCGGAGGTCGCCCTTCGATGGTTGTGTGTACGAAGCTTACGCCCAGTACCTTCCACAAGCGATTTAGCAGCACCAACTATATCGCCATGCTTCAACTGCTTCAAGGATCTCGCGATCCGAGTAGCAGAATCTGCAATCAACCCGAGAGTCTGATGACTCTCACCAAGAAACACCGACATATTAAAGTCGGATCCGTAGATCTTCTCACGAAGACCTGCCAGAACTTTAAGCTTATCATTACTGGAGAGTAGCTCTTTATCAGGAGCATCTCCATTCTGAAACAGTGGAGTAATCATCCCGGACGGAGTGTAGCCAAGGCTAAGCGCCGTACAAGTAATTACTGTACACTGATGAGTCTTATAGGTCTGGGTATCACCAGCGTAGGAAAGGTTCCACGACTTAGTGAATCCATGCGGAGTATCAAACTCACGCTTGGCCGGACGGTGAACGCCAATGCGGGCAGATTTGTAGCGGTAAACCACTCCATCTCTGACGACAGTGACGACAGGCCGCTTAGGATATTGAGTCCTAGGGCGGTCTGTGCCACTCCACGAGAGCAGTTCAACTCTACGTGCAGCGACGTTCGACCTGTTAATGGAGCCCGTTGTCATGGCGGGCTCACTCTGCCAGAAGCATCCTCGTAAGCGGGGGTGCTTGTAGGTACCTGGAATTCACCAGGACCTAAGGCGCGCGTGAATTCACGCACAGCCTTCAGAACCTGCATCGGTCTTTCTGGTATAAACCAGAGGATCGTTAGCAGGGCGACAATTAAAATAACTCGCATAGGACCTTTCGACCCGAAGCGAGTCAGTTAATTGTCCCGGGGCAAAACCCGGACTCCAGAGACATCCCCTCGGGTGAGGGCTCAGGAGTTTCCACCTAGAGCGCAGCGAACTGCACCCTGCCCAATATTACTTGGGCCACGGGTGAAGGGCCGTGTGAACCACGGACCTTAGAGCAGGCCTCTCCTTCAATGAAGG